CGGGCCGCCATGAACTGGGCGTATTCCAGCGTCATTTCCACGGTTGCGGGGTTCGCCGCCGGGTTCTTCTTCGTCACGAAACGGCCCACGGCCTGCAGGTCTGCCGCCGTGGTGTCCTCCAGGCCGGACAGGTCCACCTCTGTGTACGTCTGCCCCTCAAAGGTGAAAGGCTTGTCCAACTTCATAACCAGGGCGTTTTCCTCCGCCGCGGTGTTTTCGTCGTTCTCCGCCAGCAGGGCGGTGTCCATTCTCTTTTCGTCGCTCATGTCAGCACATCTCCTTGATCTTGGCCAGAACGTCCACGCCGTTGACCTTGTAAACCTCGTTCAACTTGTCCAGTTCCACCACGGTCTTGCCGTCCACCTCAATGAGAATGTAAAGAGTGGTCAGCGTGATCTTAGTGTCCATGGAACTGCCTGCCTTGACCTTGCCGGTGGTCAGCTTTCCGCCGCGGCCACGAACCACCACACGCATGGGTCTGAACTCAATATCGCCCTCGGTGTTGGTGGTCTGCTGTGCGCCGCGGATCTCCAGCTGCACGGCCTTGGTCATGTCCATCATGTCGGCGGTTTCCTTGTCCAACAGACGGAACGGGATTTCCAGTTCCTGATTGCTGAAATAGCCCACGGTGGGGTCGTCAATCTCACCCAGGATCCCGGCGCCGGTCACGGTTTCGCTGGACGGCTCAAAGTCCGGCAGCGTCATTTCCTCACCGACACCCAGCAGGCGGTTTCCCTTGTTGTAGACGTTGTAACGGTTGATCTTAGTGGGGATCGTGTTCATCTTTATTCACCTCCGATTGCGCTTTCCAGGGCGTCCACGTCATACTCGCGGATATTTTCGATATATTCCGCGGGAATGTACGGGGCCAGGTAGGTGTGTACGGTCAGGTGGCCGGCCAGCAGGTTGGTAACGGGGTTTTCGTCGCTGCGGAACTCCACGCGGTAACCGGCGCAGTAGTCGCGGGCAACGTAGCCGTTGCCGATAATGTTCTGGCTGTCCACAATAGACTGGATCAGGCGCTTATTGCCCGGCTTGTCAACTTTCTGGAAATAAGTCTGAATGAAATTATTTCCGTCCCAGTCAAAGAAACGGCGCACGGCCCACCAGCGATCTTTCGGATCCGTGGTGGAGGGATAGGCCGCGGTGTTGTTGCCCCAGGATTTGAACCCGTTGGCGTTGATTGCGGTAATGACGCCGTTGGCGTTCAGCACGTCGTTGGCCTGCTGCTGATCCAGCGCCACCGTGGTGCCGTCTTTCAGAACCGTGGCGGTGATCCGCAGGTCCTTATTGGACGGGCTTTCGTAGGGCACGTCTGCGTTGTTGGCGTCCGTGTAGGCCGTCAGGGCGGCGAACATGGCGGAGAAATAATATTTCTTCTCGCCCACGGCCACCATGGGCCACAGGGCCGCCGCATGGGCGGAACTGGCGCCCAGGGCTTCCTTGGCGCCCTTTACGCTGGTGTAAACCACCGCGCCGTCGCTGTCCGCGGAAATGTCCAAAAGGCAACTGCAATTAAAATTGCCGTTGATGTTCTCGGTCTTGGCCTGGAGGGCTGCCGCTACGGTGGGGGTGTGGCTCCAGCCGGGGGCCAGGATCAGGCCGGGCACCATGCCCAGGGTGGGGTAAATCTGGCGGATCAGTTCCAGGCCGGTTTCCTTGCCGGTGGAGGTGTCCACGCCGCCCACAATGTCGGCAGCGGTCACGCCGGAGGGTTTCAGGCTGGTGCTGCTCACGGTCAGACTGCTGGCCTCCTTGGCCGCCGTGGAAAGCAGCGTAATGGCCACGCTGCCGTCGTCCTCATGTGCCGCCTCGTAGTCGCTGCCGGCCACCAGGGTGGCGCTGCCGTTCTTCACGGTCAGGGTGTTCAGCAGTACATATTTCTTGTCGTACAGCACCACGCCGTCCACAACGTCGCAGCTTTCCGCCTGGTTCTGCGTGACGTGGGCCGCCTTATTGGGATCCAGCACGTTCACCAGGATAATGGGCGCAACGTTGAAAACCTGGAAACAGGCGCTAATGCTCTGGCAAAGGGTGAAGTTCTCGAAATCGTCCGAATAGCCGACGGCCTCCACAGCCTCCTTGTAGCTGTAAACCAGTTTGGGGGTGTTGACCGCCGCCGTGGGGTCTTTCGCCAGGTGAATGGGCGCCGTGCCGAAAATGACCTGCAGGCCAGCGCTGCCCTGAATGGGTACGGTCAGGCTGGTGGCCTGCTCGGTGTTATATACACCGTGTTTGTATGCCATGTTGTTCTACCTCCTGTTTAGTGTTTGACCTGTACCAGACGATACAGGCGGGAAATATGCCCCGTGCCGCTCCGCAGGTTCTTCATGGCCTCCGGTAACTGCTCCAGGGGCACCACCAGGCCCTCCATGGCCGGCTGCTTCACGATAGCCTCCGCCAGCGCGGTGGGGATCCCGTTGGTGTATGCGGTGTACTGCTTCGCCACGCCCGGAATGGACGGGCCGCAGTAAACCACGGTGGTGGCCTGTTCGGCCTTTTTGGGTTTCGCCATTATGTTTCTGGCACCTCCTTGAAAATCGCCGGTGCGTAGAACGGCAGCCCCACAGCGGCGAAATAATACGGGTGTGTGTCCTCCTCCTGGGTTGCCCACCGGATCGGGTGCTGTGCTTCATAGCGGTTTGCCACGATCCCGTCACGTTCGTAATGCCTCACGATCTCGTTGACGATATGGAGGGCGTCGCGGTAGCCCTGGCGGTTCGGGTCCGGGTCGCACACGCAAATGACCATGACCACGTTTACGGTCTGCCGTGCGTCCTGCGCCGTCACCTCTCCGTCCGAAAGTTTCACGGCCACATAAGGCTCCGGCGGCGCTTCCGCGTCGGTTTCTTCGTCGTCACCCTCACGAATGGGGAGGCCCTGCGGGACGATTTTCACCGCCCGCTCGACGCCCAAGGAATTGGTCAGGGTATAGTGGGAAAAAAGCTGTTTCAGGTCCTCCACAATGGCGTCCTGCAAAAACTCTTGTGTCACGCGGTTGCGCCTCCTTGACTTGTTTCCGTTTGTCACTTATAATTGCGGTGTGGTAATAGTCAGCATAATGTGGTAATAATCAGCATTTCACCGCGTAATGCTCCCACAGAAAGGGGATCCGGCATGAAAGGAAAAGGTTTGTTTATTGCTTGCGGCGTCGTCTGTGTCATGGCGTCGGCCTGCCTCATTGGCGGCGATTATAGCGCCTTTGGCGGGGCTTTGATTGTGGCCGCCGTCTTACTCGCTGTTGCGCTCTTGAAGCGCAGGAGGGCACCGCAGACGCCCGCGCAGGCACCTGTTGCAGCACCACACGAAACCGCCGCCGCGGAACCTGTTCCGGCTGCTCCCGCGCCCGCCGCCGTTGTCCACGATCTTGACGGCCCCAGTTTTGGCTCCTGGGACGTGTCGATCCACGGCGCCGACGGTCAGGATCTTCGCTTTGACCGGGCCATGTTCCAAAATATCACGATCCGCAGCTATGACCCCGCCGCCGGATCCGCTGAAATCCTCGGAACCCGCGGGGAAAGCTATGAAACCACGTTGGACACCTGCACTTGTGAAGATTTCCAGCGGCGCGGGCTGCCCTGCAAACACATTTACAAGCTGGCCCTTGCCCGTGGGTATTCTCCAGACGCCTTTTATGCGTCCCGCTCCGATGTTGTGTGGTACGCTGACGGGTGCCGTGTGTACCACTCGGATCCGAACTGCCGCGGCCTGCGGAAACGGTATTCCCGCCGCACCACGGTGGCGCTGGCGGAATACCAGGGCTTGCGCCCATGTAAAACCTGTTGCAATAAATAACCCACAGCGGTGGCCGCATGGCCGCCGCTTTTTTCATGCCTTGGCACCTGTCAGCTGCTCGATCCGCTTTCCGATTTCACGCTGCAGCGTTTCGTATGCCAGGGCCTCCGCCTCTGCTCTTACTTCCTCGTTTCCCATCATGTGGGGGACGGCTGGCGAAAGCAGCTTTTTGACGGGGAGGCGTTCCGCGCCGCGCCGCTGCACAATGGCGGTGTGCCCGGATCGGAACGTGGTAATAAACGCTTTCAGGCCGCCCGCCTCCAGCGGTTTCATGGCCCCGCTGTTCAGGACCTTGGCCGCCGCCGCGGCTGTGTCCGTGTTCGGCTGCGTCATAAAGTCCATAATGTCCCGCATGGGACCCTTGGCCAGCACGGCGGCCTCCAGGGTGGAGGCACTGGCGGAAAGGATTTTGCTTTCTGATTGCAGCGCCTTTTTCTCTTTCAGCGCATACCGGCCTTTGCTGTCCTTTATGATTTGCTGGCGGACCTTTCTGGCGGTGCTGTTCAGGGCATTTTTCAGCACGTTGGGCGCCCCCAGCTGCTGGGGCAGCGTTTTCAGCTGCCGCATGACCCTGGCCAGTTCTTCGTCGGTGTCGATCTGCAAAATGCTTTGATCGCTCACGATCTCACCGCCTCCAGTTCAATGGCCAGCACTCCGGCCTCCTCGGTGCAGGATTTCACCTTGTACGCCTTGCCGTCCAGCGTCAACACGACGCCCTGGGCGGGGCGTGGGCCGAAATCAGCCTTTGCCACATAAACCAGGCGCCGGGCCTTGTATGTGCCCTCCGTCTGTGCGGCCATGATCTTGGCCTTGTCCCGCTCCAGCAGTTCGTTGTCGTCCACCACCGCGGCCATTTCCTTACCGTTGACCGTGTGGGTGTCCGCGAACTCCAGGCGGTTCAGGAATGTGGTGGAAATGTCCGCCGCGATCTGTTCCTTGAACGTAGGGGCGCCCATTACTG